GTATTCATGTGGCTCAACACCTCCAGCACCTGCGTGTTGATCTTCCAAGGAGTCGCTTGTATAGCGTTCACACTGTCCATGACATCACTAAGGTCTGTTGCATCTAGCTTGGCAGCTTCAGAGGCTCGAACCTTCGCCAATGAGAGGTTATGCAACCGCTGATTGAGGTAGCCACCGTCACTCACTGAGGTCCACGGAACAGGAGGTACAACCATCGGATAGTGGAAGGGCATCAACAAAGAGTCCATAACATCTGCTTGCGCCAGCATTAGGTCGAGCGTCGCTGTGCCTCTGATGTACGCCTGTTTCTTCTTAGCCCCGCGCTGAACAACTCTCTCGAAGAGTCCTGTGGCATCACAGAAGCTCTGCACCAAGACAGCACCTGTACACACCAGGCTCTGAGCTGTCCACTTGAGTCCCTCGAACTCAGCGGATCGCATGGTGGCTCGTAGCACTGCTCGACTGTACTTATGGCTGGTAGTCTTGGCTATCTGCTTCTCCACCTTAGTGGCTAGCCCTATGTTGGCCTCCTTGAACTGTGCATACTCAGCCACCTCCATGACCTGTCGTGCCACACGGGTACACAGAGAGGTGTAATGCACCTTCTCCTGCAAGGCATGGTCTAGCATCACCCTGCCTGTGATGAACGCTAATTGATCACTCTGTAGTAGGAGCACATGCTGCAATGCTGCTGACTTACGAGTGATCTTCGACTGATCGTATACCCACTGATCTATGGCATCCGCAGTGAGTCTTACACAACCTCTGAGTGAGGCTCGGGCAGAGGAGGAGCCATCCACTAGCCCTCGACTCTCTACTCTCTTGACGCAGGCATCCTGCGCTACCGCTACTGCTTCCTCTTCTAGTTGAATCTCTCTCGCTAATAGCTTTGGGTGGCTATCTACCACCTCCTGATAAGTCAGGTCTGCTACTGTCATATGTGTATACACCTTTGTGAACCTAAAGGAACGCACCAGCAGGTGACTACTGATGCTTAGAGACTGTTGTATCTATCTATCTCAAAGGGTCTTGCTATCTATAGTTCGACCTTTTGAGCTTTATCGTTATGAATCAAGCACTTGGGAGAATTCCCACTTGGGCTAGAATGGTGCTCAAAACGGAGGCAGCAGCCTGCCTTTCTTGGGCATAGTCGTACACGTTATAGTGCCTATCCGTCACACCTGCTGGTGAGTGGTTGAGGAAGCGAGCACGATCTTCATGCCCTACTCCATACTTAGCCAGCAGTGTGCCAGCGGTACGTCTGAGGTCATGCGGTGTCGTGTGCGTTATCTTCGCTTGGACGCACAGCCTCTTGAGTGCTCCTCGTGTCGCTTCCTTTTTACACTTCAACACTCTACCTGTACCTATGCCTATGTGATCCACCAAGCACTGAGGTAGGTACACAACATGTGCTCTGCCATTCTTAGTACGCTCTGCTGGAATCAACCAGGTAGAGCCACTCAGTTCTTCGTAGCGCATTCCATCCACTTCACCGCTGCGACACCCTGTCGCTAGCATTAGCTGTATAGCCAGCTTGACATCATCCATCGCCTCGGATGCTTTGAGTGCCACTGCGAGTTTCTCTAGTTGATCTTCTGCTAGATAACGGGACTGGGGTATCTCCTTATATCTCCGCAGGCCTAACGCGGGATTGAACTCGATGTAGTCACGCTCTAGCAGCCATCGACAGAAGCTCGACAGCACAGACTGATAGCGATTAGCCTGGGCGGGAGTGCCTGACATTGAGTCTAATAGATGCCTGACAGAGCGAGGTGTGATGTCCTCCAGCGAGTCGAATTGACTCAATGTGATATCACACATGGAGTTGTATAGCTTTGCACTACTATCTGCTAGTCCTTCTACATGGCTACACTGATAGTCATACACCAAGTCTCTCAACGACCTCTCTCTGTCAACCTCTGTAACGCGCACACGAGGCATTCTAGCTCTAACCTTGGTGATTCGTTTAGTTGTCTCTATGCGTTGCTCACAGAGCCTCCTAGCGGCCTCTACGTTGATGTCTGGATATGTCCCCAGCCGCCTCCTGATCTTGCGGGATGCTTCGTGGTAGACATGGTACAATTCGATGCGGCCCGTGGGCTTAACCTGCACCGTGAAGCCCTTGGTGACCTCATCGGTGATGTAGTAGCGTTTCTCTGCTGGCTTCAGACTCTCTAAACTCTCTGCTGTAATCTTCATACGACACCTCGATGCTGGTCAGTGGATTGGGCGTACCTAGCGATTTGACGCAACGTGCGCCCAGTATCAATCGCTATGGATCGCCACTGGTCCCGCTCCCTGTTGGCCTTCTCTACTTCAATGATCAACTGCTCTACTTCTAACCGTTTGTAATGTAGCTTTTCTTCTGTGGTCATACATACTCTCCTCGTTGTGTCTAAATTGGCACATGCGTATTCACATTAGTGCGACTGCGGATTCCTGTCAACATTCCGACACGCTCAGTGCCGTAGAGATTCAGGGCCAAACTGTTAATCAATGGGTCGCTGGTTCGAGCCCAGCAGGCGGAGCCATTTTCCTTTAGCAAACAAGCACTTAGACTTGTTCCCACCTTGTCAGATAACACCTTGTGTCCACTTGTGTCCAAGGTGTAGCCACGCTTCCATGCGTATACATCACTCATCTCTTGGTCCTAGCATCGACTGCTGGCCGAAACTTGGGAGCCTTCTCAGAGCCGTCTACAATGGCACAGAACGTCTTCATCACTGCTCTACCTTCTGGAGTCAGATAGATCACACGATAGCGTGGATCGTCATCATCTATTCGCAGAGCAACAAAGCGTTTACCCGTTGCTGCGGAGCCGAACCCTTTCGCGTTCCTGCTCACAAAGCTCTGGCTCCCCTTCATCTGCTCTGCCAGTTGCTGCATATGCACTCCCGCCTCCGGTAGATGGTACAGTGTGAGCAGCATCTGCACTTGCTGCACTTCCAAGCGCGGCTTGCTGGTTGCTGCTCTCAGGTATTCTAGCCCCGCGATCAACGAGGCTTGGTTCTCCTTTGCTTTCATCATTCCTCCACCTGCCTAATGTAATGAACACATCCCAGCAGTATCGTTTAGTTAAGAGGGAGTAGTGTATCACCCTCTTGCCGTCCGTAAAGTCATCTGGATGCCTCTGTGCGAGAGGTAATCTAGACTTAGTGGTGCTCCTGACTAATACATTCCTTACGATTTCAATCATATCGCCTTGCTCCTAATTATTGTTAACGCGACTCCGTTCTATCGCGCACTGGGTCTCTGTTGACTCAGTAGTGGTACAACCAAACTAACTACCTACACCTCCTTCGGCTCAAAAGGTCGAATATAGTAAGCAGGGAAGCGCCGAGCTATTATTACAACACTGGCTGTCCCTTAAATAGAGGGAAAACCCTACATTTGCTCTACTTGTTTCTATACTTAGCACTGCGTCCTCCCAGTTTACTCTACTTATATTTGACGATGCTCTACAGCCCTTTGGTAGCAAGGGTTAGCCAAAAGGTCGAATATAATAATAGCAAGACCCTTTGAGATAATAGAGACATAGGGACTCAGAGCGTCTGTAGTGAGGATCATAGAGACTCTCTTAGACTCTGAGCGTATGCAGAAAAGATCAAAGAGAGTCTAACAAGAGGGAGGGCAGCAGCCCCTCCTCCCACCACCAAGACTCTCAAGACTCACTACCATACCTATACGCTATAGGACGCTTAGTGGTGGGAGACAGTCTGTGAGTGTCAGGGTTCCAGGTATACTCTACTTGTCCCTCTGTTGGCTCATTACACGCGCCTCTACTCCAACCATCGGGTATGCGGGAGTCTAGTAGTGACATACCGTCACTGATTGACATTCCGTTGCTGATTAGGCCTGCTATTGGGTGTGACATGATGTGTTGCCTCTTTAGTTAGTTAAAAGTGCTCTACTTGTTTCTATACCTGCGTTCTCGCAGAACTGACATACAGATAATCAGGCTGCAAACTGCTATCACGCACCATGACCAGGTGTGTGCTAGATCCAGTAGTGGCTCTAGTGATTGTGCTGTCGTGATTGTGCTCATTGTGCTACCTCTCTTGGTTGGACATGCTCAATATGGTATGTGCTGGCTCTACTTGTTTTGCTCTACTTGTTTTCGTCTATTTGCTCTACTTGTTTTCGTCTATTTGCTCTACTTGTTTTCGTCTATTTGCTCTACTTGTTTCTATAGCTAGCAGCCGGCGGGAGCTGGTCCACTACCAATAAAGCCCCAATGAAGGGGCGCCAGAGTGCTATTGGCTACACATAAAGTACTATTGGCTACACTTAAAACAGTGTATACGCTTCTAGTGGATTGTTTTTTACTCCTATTATTAGCGGTTCACGTATCTAGCTACAATATTGAACGAATCAAATAGCAGGTATTCAGGAACTGGCATAGTGCTTCCGTGAAACGCATTGATTCGCTCCTGTATAGCGTTATATCGCTCAATGTCACGTGCGTGCCACTGTGTTCCGAATGTTTCGTAGTTCTCGGGTATTAGGTCTCTCATGCTAGTCCTCCTGATTAAATCCTACTTTGTTTGCTAAAGAGCGCTCATCGGGTCTCTTATGATCGAGTGCTCGCTCTGTGTTGATGAGGTGTAACGCTTCCATGTGTTGGATACCATAGTACTCGGCGAATGCGCTTACACTTAGAAAGTCATTGAACCAACTTATGTATAGGTCTCGGTTAGTCATTGTTCTGCACTCCTCGTTGCGTTAGTGATTAGGCTTCTTCGTCGTCATTTTCCCAGTCGGCTAAATCTTCGTTAGCCAAACACCATAGTTCTACAGCTAGCGACACATAAAACACTGCCATACTGCGCCATGATCCTTCGGTGGGGGGTGCTGGGACCTCTCCGTATGCTTCCTCTATATAGTCGAAGATCTCGGCGCCGTGATCGTTCATTGTTTCTGCTGCTATGTGATACGTAACAGCCGGCATGTATGCTCCGGAGGCACATCCTCCTTGATTGATAGCTGCTATGTCATAAGGTGTAACGTCTTGAATAATAAAGGCTGGTTGATTGTTCATAGTGCTTCTCCCATAAGTAGCATATACGTCATAACTGAAGACATTGTGAAAACTAGTAGCATTCCTGTTAGATCGTTATTGTTCATAATGTCGCGCTCCTGATTGAGGGTGTTTCTAACGAGATGCAACCATATCAACTGAATGCCTATATGTATACGCATACGCCCAGGTATAGCTAGACTCAATAGTTATAAGGAAAGGTGCGCTTATAACCTTAATGATACGCGTCGATGGTACGCCCGTGCACGTTCAAATAGCCGCCTCAAATAAGGGTATCGCCGCGGCGCTCGCTTGGTCGCAAAGTATCGGTCGATGGTAGGCGTGTGTCTGCCATATTGGCAATGTGTCCGACACTTTGAACAACACTTAGCCTGTACAACCCTTGCCACCACTACCTTTCAAGCGCACAAGGGACTGACAGACTATCAATGGGCTTTATGATCTACCTACCCCACCCCCCCTTCACACAGATTGGGCGGAAGGGTTGCGTAGTAGTCCATCACAAATTTTACTCCCAGATTCATTCAGGGTTGTAGCGACACCTCTCAACCTTACCAGCACCTTCTTCTGACCTCTCTGCTGCCCTTCTGTGGGCTTTTAGACGGAGTCATCTTAAGATGCCCTTGCGTATACACATAGACCTCTTAGACGGCCTGTGAGAGCGTCAGGGCGCATAACGAATAACCAAGCCACTGGAGGCTAACCTTATGGAACCTGCTATACCTAAAGACAACGATCCCTTTCTTGAAGAGGGCCACCGATATGCCTCCATGCCTGACATCTGGGCTGCTGAACCTATCGAGAAGGGCTACGCCACGCCTGCTTATGACAGCTTGAAGAACCAGTGGCAGGTGTTCATCATTTCGTATCTCAAGTGTAACGATAAGAGACAAGCGGCTATTGAGGCTGGCTATAAGCCTGCCACTGCTGCTCATCGTGGATGGACGCTTGCAAGACGGCCCGACATCATCGAGGCCATTAAGGAACTGGTGAACAGAGAGATGCTTCATGCGGAGCAGCAGCGTTGTCAGGTTATTGTGCGCCTCACTGCTGACAGCATGGTGAGCCTAGAAGACCTCACTGAGTGGTCTGAAGAAGACCAGCGGTTCAAGTTGAAGGCTGCTAGGGATGTGGCTCCTGCTTACAGGCGATCCATTGGGTTAGCCTCAATGAGTCGTGAAGGATTCCCAGTGTTTAACAACACGGCACAGAACGCATCAAGAAAGCTGCTAGCCAGCTACATGAAGTGGGACAGAGAGGAAGCCCATGCAGCTCCTCCCATCACCTTTGACTTCTCAGGCCTGAAAGGAACGCCTGATAGCGAATAAACAACATACGAGGATATACGAATGAAACTAATACTAACGATATGTGCCATAGCCCTCTTGGCAGGGTGCAGCAACCAAGCTGCTAAAGACTATTATGCGGCTGTCAGTGTGAGCAGTCAGTCCCTGTCGAACACACAGGTTGCAAAGGTTGCGGCTTTGGCTGACATGGCCTCAAAGGGTGATGCTTCAACGCAGGCTGCTGCTGTTATGGCTCTTGCTCTGATGCCTTCACCTGTGATCCAACCTGCTTACATTGAGTCAGAAGCCCTGTCGTACACTAAGGCTCTAGCAGCGCCAGTGGCGGCTATTGGGGCATTGTGGATACAGAGTGATCTTAGCCGTGACTTGAACGATAGCAACAACAAGACAGCTCAAGCTCAGATTAGTGCTAACTCAGCGGATCAGCAAGCTTTGCTGGGTACGATAGCGACAGGCAACACAGCGTCAGGTGCTGCATTAGACACGGCCATTGGTGGCATCATAGATGTCAGTGGTATGGGCTTTAATGCTGTCGAAACACTACAGCTAGACTCTAATGATCTAGTGAGTGATTTGTCTGAGACACTACAGCCCATCATCACACCTGTTGTGGAGATAGTGCCTGTTGAGATAGTGCCTGTGATTATTACACCCACGCTGTAGCGTTAGTCTTTATAGATACGAGGATACCCTATGTCCCGATTTGCGGGAGCACCTGTGGTAGTCCGTTACGAACCTTCCCCTACTGGCTTGCAACTCCATCGAAGTGACGCTGATACGCGCCTAGTGATGGGTCCAGTTGGTAGTGGGAAGTCCACTATGATGATCAATGAGCTGATTATGCTCGCTGTGCTGCAATGTCCCGATAAGTGGAACCAGCGTACATCTAAGTGGCTTATCGTGCGTGAGACTTACCCACAGCTAAGAAACACAGTGTTTGAGTCATTCAAGATGTGGCTTAGACCTAATGGCACAACAGTGAGGTACACCGAGAGCGCACCGATGCGTATCCGGTGGACTGACCGACTAGCAGATGGAACCAAGATGAACGCAGAGTTCATATTCTTGGCTGTCAGCAAGCCAGAAGATTACGAGAACGTGAAGAGTTTTGAAATAACAGGAGCATTCATCAACGAAGCGGGTGCAATGGATCACGATGTGATCAGCGTGGTGAACAGCCGTATAGGTCGTTTCCCGCCACCTGTCGATGCGGTGGATGAGGACAACCCCATCACCCAGACGGCCTTACTAATCGACTCCAACCCACCTGATGAGGAGAGTTGGATGGCAGGTATCTTCAAGACCGTCCCGAAGCATTGGGAGGTGTGGAGGCAACCACCTGCTGTGCTGCCTGATCCTAAAACAGAGGACGGTTGGAAGCTCAATCCCAAAGGTGAGAACTTTAAGTATCTAGGTGTAGGACCACAGAAGTATTACCTAGACAAAGTAAGTGCTATGACGAGAGAGCAGATAAGAGTGCTCTTTGAAGGTAACTTCGGTGTTACCAGTCATGGTAAGGCTGTCTACAGGAGGCAGTACAACGATGACCAGCACGTTGCCAACAGCAAGTTGAAAGCTGTCAAGTCTCAGAAGATATACTTCGGATGGGACTTTGGTAAAGGTGGTGAGGCATTCACTATTGCCCAAGTCACCAGGACAGGACAGTTGCGCGTCCTAGCGTCCCTCGTTGCTGACAATATTGGCCTCCATGACTTCGCTAAGAACATGGTGAGGCCGTATTTGGAGAAGCACTACCCGAAGAAGGACTGGCCCATGAAGATGATCATCAGTATTGGTGATCCATCCGGTAAGGGCTCACACGGTCTCTCTAAGGACACTCTCAACTACTTCGATGTGCTGAACAATTCTAAGGATGGCATCTTTGGTGACTGGTTCACCACTAGACCCGCCAAGTCCAACCACATCGAGCTACGAGTGAACGCTGTTCGTTACTTCCTGACCAATTCGACACCCACAGGTGGTCCATCCTTCCAGCTCAACAGGGAGTGTGGAATCTTACGAAGAGGCTTCAATGCGGGGTACGCCTACAAGCGTATGCAAGTGAGTGGTGAGGCTCGTTATCGCGACAAGCCCGACAAGAACGACTTCAGCCACCCACACGACACGGTTCAATACATCGCATTGGAAGCACACCCGAAGTACAACGAGCTACTGAAGCACACCAGCTTTGTGACACGGGAGGTTGTGGATTCCATCATAAACTACTAGGACAGCCACATGAATGAAAAGCAATCGTATGATCTGGAGATGGCTAGGGACACAGACCCTGATGACCGATCTCCGAATCAGAATGCCGCTATACGAAGGTCTGACGTAGGAGGAATGCTTGATACAGAACGCCAAGCAGCCACTGCTGAACGCAGAGCCTCTGGTGTGGACGATAGACTGGTCCGTAGCTACCAACTCTATGAAGGGCTCAGAGACAGCCAAGGCAGAGAGACATGGGAGACAGGCACATCTTCTCCCGTCACAGGAAGCCGAGCCTACACCAACATCGTCAGGCAGATTACGAACGACGGTGCTGCCCAGATTGGTGACCTACTGTTCCCCAATGACGATAGGAACTATGGATTAAAGCCTGTCAGGGTCACCATGCCTCCTATAGCCCTTGAGAACGCTCCTGCCATAGATTCTAAGGGCAAACAGTTGGTAGATGAGGAAGGACAGCCCTTAACGAACCTACAAGCGCACACGCGGCGCGTACAGCGGTCTAAAAAGAAGACAGAACGCATGTTCACGAAGCTTGATGGTGCGCTGATACAGGCTCGCTACCCTACGAAGGCCCGTGAAGTTATTAAGCATGGTGCTATCTACGGTGCTGGCATCATAAAGGGTCCAATACCCACCAAAGACCGAAAAGGACGTTGGGTTAAGAAGGGCAAAGCTTACGGATTAAACACAGATCAACCATTGACACCAGATGCCAAGGTTGTGAACCCGATGGACTTCTACCCAGACTCCACAGCGATCAATATCGAAGATTGTAGATACACATGGGAGCGCATTGCGCTTCAGCCAGCAGATTTAGAGAAGGCAGTGAACAGTTTGGGCTATGACGCTGATGCGGTTGCCCGAATCCTCTCTGCGGGTGCTATTCATACCTCCGTAGACGGTGGGGACGTAGTGGATGAAGCGAAAGCACCTACGAACTCAGAAGGCCGTCAAACAGGGCGATACCTAGCCTGGGAGCGACATGGAACACTCAAGCGCGAGCAGCTAGAAGACCTTGGTGTCCAGCCACCCGCAGGAGACAGGGTGTACTTTAATGCCATTGTCACCATGTGCAACTCAGAGATTCTAAAGGCTGTCATAGTCGAGTATGAATCTGACGAGTGTTTGTACAGCGTGTACTGCTGGGATGAAGACCCTCTCAACATCTTTGGCTATGGCATCCCTTGGCTCATGCAGGACCAGCAGGCCAGCTATGTCGCTTCGTGGCGCATGGCATTGGACAACGGTGGTTTGTCTGCAGCGCCTCAAGTCCTTATTGATCGCACAATGATTACACCCGCTGATGGCAAGTGGCAGATGCATGGTGGTAAGGAGTGGTTCATAAAGGAGAACACCTTTGAGGTAGGCAGCAAGAATCCTCCGTTCCAAGTCGTGCAGATCACTCAGAACCTAAAAGAGATATTCACGATGATGGATCGGAGCGTCACTGACGCTTACGAGATCACAGGTGTAACGCGAGTTGATAACGCCTCGCAAGGATTAGACAACGCCCCAGTAACATTAGGTGCAACGCAGATACTGCAGAACAACACCAGTGTCTCCAGACGCGCCCAGGCTAGACGCTGGGACGATAGGATCACACTAGGCCTCGTCACACGCTTCTACGACTACTTCATGCAGTTTGAAGACGATGATGACATCAAAGCTAACATGGAAGTGGAACCTCGTGGAGCCACTGTACTGCTCGCTAAAGAACTCACAGCCACTAACACCATTCAGCTCTATCAGATGACCTCTGGTGGTCAAGCAGAGGGCAGTAAGGGCATAGAGATACTCAGAGGCCTTGAGGCCAGTATGCAGATACCCTCTGGCACATATGTTGAAACCAAGGAAGAGACTGAAGCAAGGATGCAGCAGCAGCAAGAGGCAGCAGCAGAAGGAGAAGCACCTGATCCTATGTTTGCACTGGAAGAACGCAAAGTAGAAGTGATGGAAGCCGAGATTGAACTGAAGATGGCGCGTGACAAGCTCGCAGAGCTGATAGCCACGCATAAAGCAGAGATGGATTCCTCTCGTTTCCAACTGGAGGATGCTATCGCCTCTTCCAACCTAGACGATAAGACGCAAACACGAGTTGATGCCTACCATTCACGAATGGAAGAACTCAATCACAAGCGTGAGTCTGACATGGCTAAGTTCGCGCTGTCTAACAAGACCACTCGCGACATGGCGGCTGCGAAGCTGAACAATGATGGTGACCTCAAACGAAGGGAAGCAGACATTAAGCAGCGAGAAGTGGCTAACAAGGAACGTGAGCTGTCGTACAAGGAGCGCACTGGAAACCAAGGAATATGACTTCCTACGACTACGCCACGCTGGTGATAGAACTGCAGGCTGAGATAGACCGCAAGATTAAAGAGTTCGAGCATAGATGCTACGACTTGGCTTCCAGTGATGAAGCCACATTCTCAGCCAGAACAAGAAGACTGCAACTCATAGCGGTTCGTGACTTACTCGACGGTAAGGCTAGGACGCTCTGACATTAACACCTCTCCTCCACGGACGAGAGACTAACGAGGGTTTCACGATGAACAACAATACTCAACAGGAAGGACAATCTGACTACGACACCGAGTGGGAACTTGATACAGACGACCCACAAACATCATCCGTAGACAATGAGTTTGACCAACAGTCTTCAAATGGGGATACCGTACCCTCAGATGGAGCTTCTGATGCACAAGGTGGAGCGACCTCACAACGATCTAATCAAAACTCTGCGGAGAGTGATGATGGTGGTTTGTGGGCGAATGCAACACCGGAGCAGCAGGATGCGTACAGACGCGCAGAGAATGAAAGAGTGTCTGCAAACAACAGGGCGAAACTCAATGCTGACAAGTTAGCAGAGCGTGGTCGTGAGCTGAAAGCACTTCGAGAAAGAACTCTCGAACTGGAAGAAGCTGGACGGCAACCTACAGAGTTTGAAGCCGAGCATGAAGTGTACGCTAAGAACATAGAAGATATGATTGAGCGTAAGCTTCAGACCCGCCTACCCCCTGTGGAGGAACCACAAGAGATAGATCAAGCGCAGCAAGAACAACAGACGTTCGATGCGATCACTTCTGCACACCCCAACGCGGGTCACTTGTATAAATCTCAGGAACTCCAAGAATTCTTGTCCGATGACCCTGTTTTTAAACACGGTGGTCGCGCAGTGTTATTCAGTGAAGCCCTGCACAGCAACGATCCAGCGGATGTAATAGCCGCACTGGATCACTACAAAAACAACCACTCTGCAAGCCCACAGCGCAAAGCTGGTGGATTAGAGAACATGCAAGGTGCGCCATCAAGAGGTGGCAAGCCCGACATGCGAACGCTAAACCAGATGTCCAGCGACGAGCAGTACGCTGCAGAGTGGGACTTAGATGATGATTAAAGGAATATAGTATGGCCGATCCAACTCCCTATACAGACAGTGTTACCATAAATGGTGCAGTACAGAACTGGGGAACCATAGCAGCCAAGCTGGAAAAGCAAGCTCTCAAGCATGCCCAACCTACGCTTGTACTCTCGATGGGCGCGAAGAAATTCAGCATGCCCCAAAACAGCACGAAGACACTGCGTTGCCGCAGGAATGTTCCTTATGCAGCAGCTACGACAGCTCTGACTGAAGGTTCAGCGCCCTCGGCTACTGCACACACTTATGTAGAGGTTGACTTAGCTCTGCAGCAGTATGGTGCATTCACTCGCGTCACTGACGTTCTTGTCGATCTGCACACCACTCCGGTACTGAGCGATATTAACATGCTCAATGCAGAACAGGCTGCTAAGACGAAGGAAGCTCTTCTTTGGGGCATTCTCAAAGGCGCAACCGTGACTTACTGGTCAGGTGGTACTTCTACAGCGACTGTTGACGAGAAGCTCACCCTGGCGCTCCAGCACAAAGCTGTGCGTACACTCAATGCGAACAAGGCGAAGAAATTCACCTCTATCGTCACGGGTGGCGTGAAGCAAGGAACCTTGCCTGTTGAAGCCAGCTTCATCGCTTTCGCACACACGGATCAGGAAGTTGACATCCGCAGCATGGTTGGATTTGTTCCAGTGTCCCGCTACGGAAGCCAGAAGCCTGTCCATGAAATGGAGCTAGGTACTGTTGACTCAGTGCGGTACGTCCTGTCTGCAGACCTCTCTCCTGCTCAAGCAGGCGGTGCTGTAGTTGGTTCCACTGGCATGATTTCCGATGACAGCACCAACATAGATGTCTACTCCACAATCTTCGTGGGAATGGACGCTTATGGCTGTCTAAACCTCGCTGGTAAAGGCGTATTCACGCCTGTTGTAGTGCCAGTAGGAACTCCATCAGTATCTGACCCGCTGGGCCAGAAGGGTTCCGTTGGCTGGAAGATGTACTCAGCAGAGATGGTCCTGAATTCAGACTGGATTGTTGTTGTTGAGAGTGGCGCTACTGATTAACAAGTAGTAACACTTTGTCGGAGGCTCCCATTCGGGAGTCTCCTTCTTTATCACACGAGGAATTATTATGAGCACAACCAAAACAAAAGACCTCAATCAGAACTCTATATACGAAGCGTCAAGCTCAGAGATAAGAGATTACGGACTATCAGAGTGCGGCATTGAGTTTGAAAAAGACGCTTCTAGGGACACCATGATAACGGATGTCGTAGAAGCTATGGGCTGGATGCTGAAAGACAGAGAAGCAGGAGCCACGCATGTAGAAGTCCACATCGCCAGAGAGCAAGGCGTGACAGGTAACTTTCCGTATCGCGGAGGGGCTAATGGAGAGATGTTTTCCATTAAACGTGGAGAAGACGTGATTATCCCAATGAAATATTACGAAGCAATACGATCTTCACAGAACAGGGCTGGTTTCACACTAGCAACACTCAAAGACATGGGTGAGGAAGACCCAAGTGAGAAGCGCATACAAAGCTCTGGTCTTCCCATAAGCATCCTTCGCTTCATCACAAAGTAAGGAACACATATGAACTACCTTCAACTGGTCAACGACTTTATGGTCGAAACCAATATGGAAGATCAGATTGCCACTGTGATTGGTCAAATAGATGACGGGCTCAAGGCCACAACATGGGTCAAGGACGCATGGATACAGATACAACGTGCAGAGCGTTGGTCTTTCATGTGGTCTGAGGGTAGCTTTCCAACAGTAGCCAACCAGGCCGTCTATTCACTCGCTAATCAAAATAGGGTCAACGGTGACTCCGTGGACATCTATAGCTACCGGATACCCGCCAGTAAGCGTTTCATAACGCCTATTGATCTGAATTTGGTACGCTTTGAAGACAACACAGGGTCGCCCACAAGGGTCGCTGAGTACCCAGACGGGTCGATTAGGCTGTCACCCGTTCCAGACGCGATACACACTGTCAAGTTCGACCTTTGGGCTGCGCCTGTAGTTCTCGCATCCGACTTGGACGTACCTTCAATGCCTCCGCAGTGGCACAAGGTTATTGTGTGGAGGTCTATTGTCAACTACGCCAGGGAACAAGGGAAAGAGTGGACAGGCCTTTACACAGCGGCCACCCGTGAGTTCAACCATATGTATGCAGATATGCAGAGACAATATCTGCCACCAATGGGTCGAAAGGTTCCACTGACAAGATGAAGGTAACAGAATGGCGAATACATATGTATCTCTGGATGGAGGCTTAGACTTAGTAACTCCACCAATAGAAGCAAAGGGTGGCAAGTGCGTTGAAGCACTCAATGTTTATGAATCAGTGAAAGGTGGCTATACAACCCTATTAGGCTACGAAGAATTTGATGGTAGACCTGCACCTTCTAAAGCCACTTACTACCACATATACGGCTCATCCGTTGCGGGAACACCTGCGGAGCTGGCTGTTGGAGCTACTCTATCCATAGGGACATTCACGACCACTATTGTTGCAAACCAGTATGACGGAGCAGGAGATGTTGTTCTCATTGGTTCAGAGTCTTCCGGTGACACTCCTGACACCACTGACTACCCAGTGACCGTAACAATCGGTGCAGGCACGTTCTTGGTCAACACCTTAGTGCCTCTTGGACGGCCTTCTCAGTCTTGGGAAACTGGCACATACACCAGCTACCTAGACGAAGCACATGACCTAAGAAGGGCGGCTATCGCACCACCAACGGGCACTGGACCTATCACAGGTGTAGCGCAAATCAATGGTGAGGTATTGGCATGGCGAAATGTCACTGGGACAGGAAGCGTAGCGTATAAAGCGTCATCTTCTGGGTGGCAAGCAATCCCTTATGCTGAAATATATGAAGTAGACATATCTGCTGGCACAGTCGCTACGGTAGGGGCCGTTTGTAACTCTGGCGCGATAGTGATACTAGGCGTTTACGATTACAAGGCTACTCCAACATCCACGCCTGATACAACTAAGAGAGTATACACAGTAAAACGTGTATCGGGCGCAGTACCTACTAGCTTCACTAATGACGTTGGGGCTGTCAATCATGGCTCCGTACTAGGTCAAGTTGCGTGGCACCCTGTTGCTGTAGCGGGCTCCGTGTCGTACATCAACCACAACTTTTATGGCGGGTCGAGCACCTACAATACCTATTTCGGTGATGGTGTAAATGTCCCGATGTGGTACTCCACTGCTGACAATGTTATATCACCTATCGCTACAGATTATAGAGTGTTATCGGAGGTTGCTAGCTATGTTGTAGCGTTCAATAGCCGCCTCTTTATGAGCACCACTGGTGGTACGTTTATAACGTCTGTTGCGGGATCACCAGAGATTCTTGATGGCACTTTGGGGTCAGCAGAAGTTGGTGTTGGAGACACGATAACAGGGTTCGCCAAAACCTCATCTACTACACTGGCGATATTCACGACTCATTCAACTTGGGGCTTAACAGGTAAGGACTCTAGCGACTGGGACCTCCAGTTGATCAGTCAGAACAGTGGAGCTAGAGCAGGGTGTATAGCCCAAACTGATGATGTCTTCTCGTCTGATGATAGAGGCATAGCAAAGCTTTCGAGAACGCAGACACTCGGTGGATTCGCTGCCGCGACAATCACTGATGATGTACAGCCGCGTTTTCAAGGTCTGAATCAGAACGCTACATGCGCCACTACTCTTCGCTCTCTAAATCAGATGCGTTTCTTCTATGGCGGATCGTGCCTGATAGCAAGCCAAATCAGCTACAACGCCAACGGCAAGGATAGCGTTCGGTTTGGTATAACAGAAGCTTCCTACCCAGTGGGAGTTAGCAATATAAGCACAGAGGAAGACCTTTCAGGACTAGAGAGGACTTTCTTTGGTGGTGACGATGGAAATGTCTACCAGATGGACTCTGGTAACAACCATAACGGCATCGCTATGGAGGCCACAGTGACCCTCCAGCACAATCATTTCGGCACACCTACCACAAAGAAGAGATTCATGGGAGTGGGGCTAGAAGCAGTAGTACGAGCGCCTACTGAATTCGAGTTCTATTACACGATGAATGATGCTCGCAAGACATTTAATAGAGGCAAGGCTGTTTTCGTTGGTGGCGATTCTAGGTGGGACACTGCCGAATTTGATGTCGCGCTGTTTGGTGCGAGCACTTTAACGAGAGACAAGATAACACTCAAGGGTACTGGATATAACATTCAGTTCTCATTCTATAGAAAAGCGACTCAGGAGCCACAAGCGACCTTAACGGGGTACACGCTTCGGTACAAAGAGCGCGGATTGGAAGCATTATAAATGGCTAACTTATTTGACGTATACAAAGTCTTCAGACCTGGGACTACCATCCTGTCTGATGACTTCAACTCATTCCAGTCGGCTCTGGTTGGAGCATTTCAAAAGCTAGGCACTACTCGTGCTGACAACCTCACAGGTGTCGAAGAGCCCTTCTCAGTGGGAACACCTACAGCAGCCACCCATGCAGTTCGCAAAGACTATTACGAATCTAGCGTAGACGCATTGTCTGCAGCGGCTGTTGCTGGAGAGTTAGCCTCCCAAGTTGCTGCTGCTGATGGTAGTGCTACAGACTCTGCTAACTCCGCTACAGCGTCTGCTAGCTCTGCGGCTGACTCGTTAGGCTACTACCAAGCAGCCCAAGCGTTAGACACCATAATGCCGTCTGGAACCACCAACTCAACGATGCGTTACAACGGCTCGAATTGGGCCGAGACAGACAAGCTTCAAATAGATTCTGCTGGAGTCGTTACTGCAACTGCTGGCCTTCGCAGCACAGGCGCAGGTGCTGGTAGCTTCCGAGCGGGTAGTAGTGCTGGAGCAACTACGCAGGGCGTAAACGCTGTCGCTGTAGGTGAATCAGCAGGCAACACAGGGCAACTTGATGGCGCTGTAGCCGTGGGCTACTGTTCTGGTTGCGATACTCAGGGTTCATTTTCTGTAGCTTTAGGATACAACGCAGGAACAACTGCGATGGGGTTACAATCTGTTGCCATAGGTAACAACGCAGGACATACAGGCCAAGGCAATAACGGCATAATCATCTCCTCCAAAGGTATTGCAGTAGACGACAGCACTGACGGTCACATCCACATAGCCAGTGATGAAGCCTCTTTAGATTATACAAATGCGGATGGTTGGTCTGCTACTGATACTGTTGGCAGTTTTGCCCTTAGAGTTGACGGCTGGTTGGCACAGTTTCCTGCTGGAAGACCTATTTTTATTGTTGGCACTGGGCAAAGCAATAGCACTGGCCGTGGCCCTAACGTATCTGTTACAACGAATACAAATGTTAAAGACTGGGCTTCTGATGGGTCTGGAGGCGCACAAACTTGGAGAACACCAAATACAGAAACCGCAACTGTCAAAGCTGACTATTCCGCTGCCGCAGATTACATTGGGTACAAAGAAGGCCAATTTGGAAACATCCATATTTCAATGGCTAACTTTATTGCCCAAAGATCGGGACGAACAGTATATGTTCTACAGGTTGGCAGGGACGGTGCGCCTTCTACTTACTGGAACCCAGCAACACAACCCGCTGGTCAGGCCACATATACGACATTAAAAAACGCGATGACGGCTGTTCTGGCTACTACTGAGTTGACTACTTGGAACATAGACAAGCCTGACATTCTTAATATTATGCAAGGCGAATCTGACGCTGGTGGTTTGCTCGCTTTGTCCCCCACTAGCCCCACTCTAAGTGGAGATACATGGGGGGATAACTGGCTAAGTTACATGAAAAACGCCAGCACTAATTGGTTTGCAGAAAACCATACCAGAGTGTTTGTTTATGACGTTAGTGACACTGCGAACTGGGGGCCAACATCTCAGGCAAACGCACCGTGGAGATGGAATGGCGTTAGCGCACTTGTTGAAAAAGGCGGAAACTTTTTTGAATACGTAAACTCAGTAGGTATTCCAGTGGGTGCTGGTGTGGAAGAAGTGCATTTCTCAGGCGTAGGATCTAACCTTCAAGGGGAGATAGGAGCGAAAATTGCACTGGGTGAAATTAGCTCGCCAAATCCTGTCAATAATGGCTGGGATATTGTTGATGGTACTGCACCCGCAGGAATGCCCTATACGCTTAAAAATCAAAACAGGACAGCATATCAAAGTGATGGCATTACTGTTTCTAGAGTGGCAGGAAATGTAGAGATTGATGCGACTGAAACAAAGATAACGACTGTCTCAGGGACTTTAGAGGCTGATATTGCCGTTACAACTGGAGATAGAAATTCAATCGTTGCAACAGACGCACTTGGAAACTTAAAAAGAGGAACTCCTACTTATACGGGAGTAAAGGTCTGGACGGGAACGACAGTGGCAACTCCGTCAGCCTCAAATTCTATTGTTATCGGCACTTTTCCTATGCTCTACACAGACACAGAGCGGTGGACTGGGATTGCGACTCTTGAGTCTTTAGAAATTAATCCGTCAGGGTACAGTACACCTTCAATAACTGCCCAATGGACACTAAATATATTTCCTGTCAACGCTTTTGGTGTATTGCAAATTATATCAGCAACACTCGGCTTGCCGTTTGGCCACGACCCCGCACAGGGGGCGCATAACCCACAAAGCCCTCCCATGCTGTCTATTGCCGCTGGTGGCACTTTAGCAAATGGATTGCAGCTTACGGTCACGGGCCAAATAAACTCTGGCACTACAAAGCACAGGCTAACTTATGTGTACAACGATATAAGCGGTATTTAAGTGGGCATCGCTACAGCCATTGTAGGCTCACTTATAGACCCTATATCAGACCTCCTTTCTGAGTTCATCGTGGACAAGGATAAGCAAGCAGAAATATCGTACAAGATAGCTACGATGGCTGAACAGAACGCTCACGCGCAAGTGATAGCCCAGCTTGAGATTAACAAGGCTGAGGCCTCCAGCGAGTCTCTTTTTAAGGGCGGCTGGAGGCCTGCCTGCGGCTGGCTCACTGTATTCGCGCTAGGCATCAACTACGTTGTGATACCAATGGCTGGACCCGTTGTAGAGGCTTACACGCCTATCAGCATGGAGCCATTGGATATGACTGTGATGCTCCCGCTGCTAATGGGTATGTTAGGGCTCACTGGCGCTCGTACTATAGAGAAGACAAAAGGAGTGGCATCACGATGAATACAGGTGATCCCAAATGACGGCCATATCGCACACAGGAAAGGCAATGGAGAATGCAGTAATAACTACGCAGCCACTGGTATACGGCGTAGCGGCTGGAACCTTTTTAGGCCTGCAACTGAACGAGTGGATAATGATGGGTACTGGCGTTCTATTGATTATGAACATAGGGCTTGCGTCAGCGAGAATCTACCAAGGCTTGAAGGAGAAAAAGAATGATAGCGACTGAGGAAACAACCGAAAAAGAAAAACCTCTGAATCTCATTGACAGCGGATCGCCTATACAAAAGGTGGCAACTCAATCAGATAACTCCGGTGTTCTTACCAAGGACAGTTCAGAGTTGTACACGGTTGATGAGAGCACCGACACAGTAAAGGGTCAGCTCGACAACTACACGGACTTCGACACGCCCCTTATGAAGCGCATCGCGCAACAGGGCATCGACCAAGCTGCAGGACGAGGCCTAACCAACAGCAGCATCGCTGGAGGTAACGCCATCGGCAAGGTTTTAGATAAGGCAGGCGAGTGGGCTACCACAGACGCTGGAGCCTACAACAGCCGAAAGACCGAATCTCTTCGATCAGCAACCAGTGTGTACGGCATTGACGAGTCTGCGGATGCTAGCAGGTATGGGGCAGATAAGTCCCTGGAAGGTACGCAGATTTCTGCAGACGCATCAAAGTATGGGTCTGACAAATCTCTGGAAGGGACACAGATTTCTGCAGAGGCCTCGATGTACGGGTCTGACAAACAACTGGAGGGAACAATAGCCCAAGCCAACGCGACCGTATCAGCAGCCAGTATCGCTGGTGCTGCTAGGGTAGCGGCAGAAAACATCGCTGCGTCTTCTAATCAGAAGATAGAAGCCTCCAGAGCTGCCACAGCGGTAGAGCAGTCTAAGGCAGAAGTCCTGTTGAAAGTACTGGATATTAAATCGCAAACAGATGCAGCAGCCATCAAGGTAACGACAGATGCGGCTGCGGCTGGCAAAGACGCTTATAACTCAGGGCTAACTGCCGCTGGAAATCAGTTCACAGCAGGCGTGGCGAGCATAGATATAACTGCTTCACCTAAAAGTCAACAAGAGCAATTTGATAGACTGACAGATACTTATAACATTGAGCTGGAAGCACTCGAAAATCTGAAACTGTAAGGCCATCCAATGAGCAATAAATACATGCTAGCGGTGGCGCATCCCTCCCAGGTAGAGGACATATGCAATCTCGCCATCAAGGCGTTCCAAGAGGGTCCAGAAGACTCCTCACATCTCTCAGTAGCAAAAGTAAGGGGCGTAGTAGCTTCCATCGTTAAGGACTCCCACCAGCTCTCTGTGGTCGCTATGGTCGAAGGTAAGCCAAAGGGTTTGATACTAGGCCATGTGGATGAACATGCCTACTGTGACGGCTTGGTGGCTTCTGACCTGTGCATCTATGTGGCTCCCTCGCTAAGAGGGACTGACGCTGCGAAGGACTTGGTGAAGGTCTACGCTGACTGGTGTGGTCGCATTCCGAATCTTATAGGCTCGACACTTGGTGTCAGCAAGATCAACCACACCACTCCATATATGGAAAAGCTGTTCCGTGATAATGGTTACAGTAAATCCGGTTTAACGTACATCAAGACGGGACACACTAATGTCTAATCCATTAAAGAAAGCTATGAAGAAAGTTAAGAAAGTGTTTAAGAAAGTTGTGAAGGTTGTGAAGGAGGTTGTGAAGAGCAAGATATTTAAGATCATTGTCATAGCTGTCGCTATCTACTTCACTGCGGGGGCAATCGCAGGGGCTATGGCTCCTGCAGCGGGTGCAACGGCAGGACTAAACTCAGTTGCCATAGCACCCACGGCATTGGCGGGTGGTGGAATGTCTGCTGGAACAGTCGCTAGCGCGGCAGCTAGTGGCTACACTGCAATAGGCACAGGAGCAGTCGCAGCCAACGCAGCCGCCGCAGGCACAGGCATCATGGGTACATTAGCGGCACTGACTCCAGCCCAAGCCGCTCTCGCTAGTGGCGCAATGACAACGGGTGGCGCTTTCATGTCCACCTACGCCCAGGGTGAAGCAGCCAAGGAAGAAGAGAAGAGAATAGAGAAGTTACGGAAGGAGAAGGAGCGCAACAGTGAGACAGAGCTAAACGTCTACGACAGATTTTACGGAGACAAGGAACAACGCGCAGGCCGCGTTAAGACTGATGCCTCCGGTAACACCATCTATGACGAAGCGCCTATCACTAGCTTGTCCAACGTAGAGCAACTGGGTGGCGATAAGTATTACGACAATTCGACTAATACCTATAGTCAGCGATCCGCACAACAGAAGAAGGTAGACAAGGCATGAGCTTAGTACAACGGATCGCAGAGCAGCAGGGAGCACAGTCCCAGCAGCACACTAGCATGGTGGCCGCAAGAGCCGAAGAGGACGGCAAGCCTAACGCTGTCAACGATGCTGCCAATCGGAGAAAAGGGTACTCAGACGCTGTTGTGGGTGCTCCTGACCAAGAGATTCAAGACGAGCCTGCAGAGCCTGAAGAACAGGAGATGTTCACGCAGGCAGAGCGCCAGATGGCTGAGATTATATACGGACCCAAAGCGTCTGATTCAATCATCAATGCTGTGAAGGGTGCTCAAGATGTGGTTGCTGGAGTTGGCAAGATGGCGCGTGAAGTGGTTAGGCAGCTACAGGAGCGTGTTCCTGATATGTCTGAAGACACTATCTTTGCGCTCGGCGAGACAGCAGTAGAACAGATTGTTGACCTCGTAGAATCCTCTGATGCCAACATCAATCTAAGCGAAGATCAGATGGCTGAAGCACTTAGTATCGGTGTGACGCACTGGATGAAGGACAACCCAGGTGAAGTGGATAGCAAGGAAGCGTACCTCATGGGTGACGCGCCGGAGCAGTTAGAGCCACAACCACCAATTCAAGGAATGTAGACATGGCTAATTGGAGTGCTATAGGCGCGTTAGGTGAAGCAGCGAAAGCATCAGGCGATTACTTTGGTGTGCTGGCTGTAGAGAAGACAAGAACACAGAGACTCGCAGAGGCCAGAGCAGAGCAGTTGGAAGACGCAGCTACTGCTAGGACGCAACAGCTAGAAGACATTGATGCTAGACAAAAGTACGACAAAACTGTCTACGAAGGCAAAAGAGAAGACACCACTAAAGATGAAGTGGCAGGAGAGCTACGCAGAGCTGCTATTGCAGCTAAAACTACTGAGCGTAATAACGATGCTGCGAAAGTAGAGTGGAATCGACAGCGCGGCATAACTTCTGGTGAGTGGTCGCATTCTTCTGGCAAGACCCTAGTAAAAGGGGACATTCGGCTTGAGATGTTTACCAATAAAGACGGTGAGGTTATGTACAGAGAGGCAACTCGTAACGCTGAAGGCACAGTAGTGCCTGCCTCTAGTGGAGAAGTTGATTCCTCACTCGCTGTGGACTCTGTGGATGCACAGCAGAAGGACAGTCAGTCCCTAGCTGGATTTGTAGACCCAGATGATAGTAGCAAGGATATAACTGTATTCGGTGGCACTCTAGCACTCCGCAAGCAGACAGCAAAAGAAGCTTTGGAGGAAATGGACGCTATTCTCTACGACCCCGATGACCCTTACGACATGCGTTCTGGGAAAGCAGGGTGGGATCATGTGATGGTGGGCGGTGTAACTAACTCACTCGCCTCCGCAAAAGGTCAGAAGTTTACATCTGCGGCGGGTAGGGTTAGAGAAGCCTTCCTCCGTACAGCGACAGGAGCAGCAGCCCCTGAAACGGAGGTAGGTTCATACAAGGCTATGTACACACCCCAATGGGGAGATCACCCAGAAACTGTAGCTATGAAGATGGATGCATCCAAAAGGCAGATCGAAGCTATGCACAGCTTGGCGCAACGGTTGAATGAAACAGGGGAAACCATGTCAGAGGAAGACGCTAATCTTCATTGGAGGATGAGTGCTAAACAGATTGCTGAAGAGTCAGGACTATCCGCACATATGAAAGGATTGGAGGAAGCTAAATCGTCGGAGGCAGGTAAGAACAATATGGTACAGGACGAGCGTGGCAACTACGTCCCGCCACCAAGAGCAACAGCGGCCACACTGGAAGGTGTTGATGATTACATGAATGGCGTAGTAGGAGGTAGGTAGTATGGGCTATACAGTCGCGCAGCTTCACGCTGGAATAAAAAAGGCTCACTCTGAAGGTAACTTGGACATGGCGCGAAAGCTCTCTGCTATGGCTATGCAGCAAGAGAAGGAGGCTGAAAACACCACAGGCCTCAGCGCAGAGGACCAAGAGCTTTTCGGCTCCACCACTGACAGCCCTGTACTCGGTGACGGCAAGATGAACCAGTTCGTAACGGGCATGGGTAGAGGAACACAGAATATAGTCGAAGGTGCTAAAGACCTCTATCTGAGAACTCAGGGATTAAACGCTGTAGGTGGTAGAACACAAGACCAAGAAGATTCACTTGATGGTTTTAATCGCAGGGCTGACGAAGAACGCGCACTGTATGAGAGAGGCTTTGGTGATAGCGGCTGGGCAACAGCAGGCGAGATAACGGGCGAAGTCCTCCCATCCGTTGTTGGTGGCATGGGCATAAACGCGGCTGTCAAAGGCACACGCATGGCAGCTCGTACTGGCCTTACGGCTATGGCTGAAGGTGGTGCTACAGAGTTCGTCATCAGGCGTGGTGACTTGGAGGATCGTGCAAAGGCTGCGGGCATAGGAGCCGTCACAGCAGGCATAGCTGACAAGGCCATAGGAGGTCTCGTTAATAAGGCAGGCAGGAACAGAGTAGACCGCGAAGTCGCCGAGCTGGAGAACGCCAATAGAGTAGACATAGAGGATGGTGCTAACCCGATGGGTCTTACGGCTGAAGGGCAGCGCAGGAAGGCTATGGCAGAAAGAGATGGTGGATTCAAGTTGGACGCTGCTGATGCAGAGCGTCACGATATAGCCCTTCGCGAACGAGAAGCTTTACAAACTGCTGGCTCACCTGAATACCTAAAACTAAGAGCGCAGCAACAGAGTGATGTTACAGCTAGGGCTAACGAGTTTAACCCAGAAGGTTACAAGTACGACATCGAAACGCCCAATGCAGGTAAGGACGGCGTTGAACAAGGTAGTGTGGATTTTGTTGAAACACTGAGGACACTACGGACAGGTGCAAAGACCAAGGTGAACGAAGCTTATGATTCGTGGAGGAAGTCTCACGGCTCCAATACGCTGATCGACACTGACGGTTTCAGAGCCATTATCAATGCTGAGATGAAGTCTATTCGCCAAGGACAGAAGGGGTTAAAGAAAGACCTAGAAGAGATCATGGAGAAGCATGGCATTCGGGTCAATGTCGAAGGCAAGTCTAGCATGACGGACAGAATAGGAAGCATGGATGGTGACTTCATTAACACTATGCCCAAAGGACAGAAGAGCCAGCCCATCTCTATTGATACTGTTGAGGAGATAATACAAGACATCAACTCTTTGTACAAAGCGGGTGACGGCCCCTCTAATAGAGTGGCAGGTCAGATCAAGACGCGCCTGGATGATTGGGCAGTTGATAGCTTTGGTGACATTTCTAATCTCCCACCGACACACCCCGTTCGACTCGGTAAGGAAGCTCGCGAGCTTGCAAGAGACACCTATAAGATGTGGGACGATAAGACCCTGATAGGTAAGCTCACTAAACTAGGTGTCAACGGCGAGTCACTGGTAACAACTCCTTTGGCTAGCATTAACTCTATATTGAAGAAAGGTAACTCAGAGAAAGTTCGTGAGTTGAAAGAGGTTATGCAAGGCAACCCGCAGTTAAAGGCCGCGTGGGATGGGATCGTAAACTCTAAGCGAATGGAACTGATGGCGGCTGCTCTCAAGGCCAATTCAAAAGAGTTCAGCCACAAGGCCTACTCAGCTAAGTTCTACGAATTGGATGCCAACATGCGTAAGGCACTATGGGGCGCCGAAGCTCTCGACATGGCTAAGTCTTTACGGGCTTGGAGTTTAAGGAACGTGAAGCCCGATGCGGCGGCGCGACTCAACAACTCCGGTACAGCAGAGTCTATAAGTGGCGCTCAACAGGTAGGAGCACTCGTTGTAGCAGGCAAGTTCGGCATCCCACTTCAGATGATTGCCCCAGTGCTACGCTTCATAAAGGGACAGTCGAAGAATGCAGAGCTTGAGAAGGCAGCGAGGGCTCTCAGTGACGGAAGCTTGCCTCCACGTTCTGTGGCTGAAGCGAGAGAGGAACTCAGAAAGGAGATTGGCGAACGACACGACATGCTGGACGCTAACCCTGATCTGATAGACACCATTATTGACGAACTGGGTAAGGCTGCGCGTGTGGGTGTAAGAGCTACGGCTAGAGTCTCTCTGACTCCTGATGGACAGGAAGATGCAGAAGCTAGAGCGAGTAAGCTAAGAGCAGGAAGAGTGGCAAGGTGATCTACTACGGTCACGCAGCCATCGCTGCTGTCTCTCAGTCGCTAGGTCGTTGTTTGACCTACGCTGAGTGCCGCGTGATTGAAGAGGAAGGCTTTGTTGATGGAGACTACTGGGACACCAAGGGAATCCTAACGTCCGGTGTGGGTCAGACAGGCAAGTGGAGGGATAAGTCATTCGATGAAACCTTCCAAGCCCACGCGGATCGCGCTAGGTCTAGGCTACCTGACTTTGATGACTACCATGAGCTGTTACAGGCCGAGCTGATTCAGAGTGAGTATCGCGGTGACCTGGGGCAGAGCCCTACAGCTATGAGGCTACTCCGCGAAGGCAAGCATGAAGCTTCCGCTGATGAGTTCCTCAACAATCGTGAGTACCTCAATCCAGAAACCTCAACAGGCATTAAGGCTCGAATGAGAGCCACATCAGAGGCCATCAGAGAACACAGACTCACATAGGGTCAACGCTTTGCCTGCAGCAGTTCCTCGGCTGCTGTGGGCTCTTTAACAAAAAAGACAGATCATTGCATAACCGCTCTGATCTGTCTTTTTGCTCATCAACTAATCAACCAGTGGCTCCTTACCACTGCGTACTCTAATCCAGCAGTTCTTATAGAACTCACCCATTAAGTACCTGTTGTACCAAAGCAGGGCTAGGGGTATTACAACGGGAGATAGCAGAACTCCCGCGACACCTAGTGTCCTTACATACAAACTCTTCATTACTGCTTTAATCTTCATCTTCATCTTCTTCTTCCTCATCTTGGTTACCTACTTCCAGCCACCACTGCATCAACAAGTCCTCGCTATCACCCATCACAGTCAGTCCCTCTGGGAAGGCGCTGCTGATGATCAGGCTGCAAGTCTTAGGTGCAGAAGCGTCTGGAATGATTGCTAGTATTGTTCCTGAGTGTATTGCTCCGAGCCCCTCTTTCATCCTGATCCACATTAGCGGGCTGATACATAGATCAGGAATCTTCACCATAGGTGTGGACCAAATAGCCACGCTAGTACAAACAGCGTTAGAACAAGCCACACACCAGAGTTATGCGCTAGTTGAATTCCCTCTATAGTCATTCGCTTCTCTCCTTGTGATAGCTGTTAAGGACATCTGCGACACCACCCGTAGCTGGAGGGCGGTCATCCACAAGTTGCCCACCCGCCATGCAATCCAAAAGAATAGCGCAGCCAGCCATAGCAGCAGCAATGTGATGAACACCGCTGTCAGCAGTGCTATCTTCGCCGTCAAGATACAGAGCCAAATGGCGGTGTATAGCACCGAGGTATGTAGACACAGACACCTTTTCCGATCGGTAGTTAAAGGGTCCATACTTTGCTTCTCCATCTCCTAACGCTACAGCTAGGTGGGCAAGTGCCACTGGTGGGATTAAGTGCATTGGGGCTTTCAGTGCGCCTATACGTTTCTTCGGGTTGCCTTCGGTCTTCGCCCTGTGAGCCGCTATGGCCTCGTCAGGCGTTATCGGAACAAACTTAGCGGATGTCCTGCCCTTGAAGTAGCCCTCCCACGGCTTCTGTTCAACGCCTACATAGGCATCACGGCTAGCAGAAGCATCGTTGAATACCTTGTCTGCAAGGTAGGCTTCCTCCTCTTGGTGAGCTGTCCAGTTGATCCCTACATAGCGGTTACAACGTGTGGAGTCCCACTCTTCTTTAGTCACGTCATTAAGTCTTCCGGTGTCCATAAGATCACCTCCTCTTTTATCTGGTTGTAGTGCTGGCTGGTTAGAATCTTGGCGCACCTCGCTTGAACCAGCGCGTCCTCTTCGCTAAGTCCTTTGCTTGCATAGGCATCGAGCACGATGTCCCATAGCTCATCGGCATCTGCCTGCAGCACCTCCTGTGCGTAGTCGCTTTGCTTGCCAACACCCTTGGCGCCACCGTAGCCATCTGTTGAGTCACCACAGATTGTTTGCCAGCATAGAAACTGGTTGGCCTCTAGTGGTGTGATGTCTATCAGGCCCACTTCGGGACGGTGTGGTGCGTAGAGTCTGCCTGGTACAGTGCGAAGGTCTTTGTCCTCGCTGATGATGATGGTGTCGCCATAAGGCCTATCAGGGTGCGTGTGAAGGATGCCAAGAACGTCATCACCCTCTAAGCCATACCAGAGGTGAGTCTCAAAGTTTTTAATAAGGTAATCTTTCAGATCCCCAAGATAAGTTGGACGAGCATCTGCACCAGCAGCTCTGTTATCCTTGTATGTAGGTAACACACCGTTCCTAAAGTTCGACTCGCGGCACGATAGAGCCATGACAGAACGGCTTGCTCCAAACTCACTCTCCCAATCCAGTATCATCTGATGAGCATCATCTTCAGCGTCCATAAGATGCCCCAATATCCTACCGAATGCTGTCTTCGGTTCGTGACGAGCAGCACACCGGAACGCTACAATGTCTGCATCAACTAATAGCGTCTTAGTGGACTTGTTCATTGTCTGGCCCTCCTCCAACTAACGCAGCGAGAGCTTCTAGGATTAACACCTCTTGGTCGTAGGCTTCTTTAGCCTTTACCTTTGCCACTGCCAGCAAAAGAATCAGCTCAAGCATTTTGTCTGTTTCATCACTCATGGTTTATACCTCCTCTTCGCGTACTCCCTAGAGGCTAGTTGTACAACCTCCATGACCTCACCATCATCATCAATGAACAACACGATCCTCTCGTCACTGCGATCTGCTTTACGCTGACTGACGCAGTAGGGAACTTCTAGCAGTCGATGACACTCCTCCTTTGTTGCCGGCGCTGTCTTGCTCATAGTCCCTCCTCCAGCCACTCGACATAGTGTTCAATGTCGTGCCGCTTAAAAAGCTTACCGAAGTCGCAGAGCACCTCTGCCGTTGAGGGATTCACCTGTAGTGTTCCTTTTGTGTCGATGTAGTACAGGTCACCTCCATGCGTCTGGAAGCCACGAAGTGGAAGAAGCGACACTACGTCACTGCCGTCATCCCAGCGCCTCCACTGGCAGGCATCCTCCACCTCTTCAACGAAGGCCTTGCCGCCAACCCGTGGTGCAGCAAACGTAGTGAGTAGTTCTGGCTTGAATGCCGCTGCAGCGATTGTTGCAACGGCTCCTCCTATTGAGTGACCACAGAACACCCACGGCTTACAAACGCCTCGCTCCGATGCCTGCGTGTACTGAATCGTGGTGATGGCTTTATAGACTTGCGGTGACATCTCTGCCCACGCCTCATAGAAGTCCCTGTTGAGTCTGTAGGGATTGCCACGGACAGGCGTGAAGTAACGCTTAACAGCCTTGAAGACATCTCGCCAGGTCATATCAGAACCTGAGTGACAGCCACGGAAGACAGCGAAGTTATGCGTGTGACTTTCGCCAACGAATACTTCCCAGTCGTGGTTCTCTCCGAAAGCGTGGATGTAATCATCCAGCATGAAATCCATGCGCCGCTGTGTTTCTTCGTAGCCTGCACTGCACAGGCGTGACGCTAAGTAATCAATCCTCATCTGGTTCATGCGTATTCCTTTAAGTAAGTGTTATCGCTTTCATTCAGGCGCAGTTGCAAACTCCTCATTCAATACCCGCCAAGCCTTTGCTGCCGTCTGCGGCACTACTCCGTTCCCCAGCAGCCTAATTCTGTCCACCCGGTTGGCACACCCATCAACCACTCGACCCACGCTGGGTTCAGGTGGCCAGCACATTCCTTCCTGCCCCCCGCCCTGTTCACCACCACTGTTGTTAGTGATTCCTGAGTTCCTTTCTTGGTTGGGTCGCTCCTGTCCTGATAGCCCAGCCTTGCCTCGTGTGCTGATGGAGTCGGCCACAGGTGATCCCATTCCCCCTTCGCTATCTCTAAGAGATTCTTTGGCCCCGTAGTGTTGGCACTCTTGTTGGGAGCTTCCGGCGCTGTGGTTGGTGTTGGCATGTGCCATGATGTACACGCGCTTTCTCTGGTGAGGTGCGCCAACTTCAGTCGCGCTGAATATTCCCCACGCCGTTTTATAACCAAGGCTTTCCAAGTCGCTAATGACTTCTCGCAATCCGAGACTGATGTGTCCTTCAACGTTCTCGAAGAAGCAGCGAACAGGTCGCACTGATTCGATAATGTCTGCGATGTAAGGCCAGAGGTGGCGGGGATCATCTGTACCAGCTCGCTTCCCTGCGGCGCTAAACGGCTGACATGGGTATCCGCCAGTAAGGAGGTCAACTCGGCCTCGAAAAGGCTCCACTGGGAGGGTCTTAAGGTTCGACCAAATACATGACGGAGCCAGCTTTCCCTCTTCCATCTTTGCAACCAGGTTCGCAATGGCGAAGGCTTCGATCTCCACATGAGCGAGGACATCAAGCTGCTCTCCAGCAAGCTCAAGTCCTCTTTCGATGCCACCGTATCCCGTGCAAAGCGAGAGTGTAGTGAGTGAGTGATTGGGATTATCTACATGCGTGTTCCTCTAATTAATTGTATTCACATTCATTCAGGCGCAGGAATGCCCAGCGTTAATGGGTCTCTGCCCAGTTGTTGCCGATGTGAGCCTCGCCTTCTATCAGCACCTTCAGCTTGAAGAATTCACCAGCAGATGTCATAGCCCTGCAGGATTCATCTGCCACGATCTGTGGCATCCCATCTGCATCCCTGACTTCTACCTGCCACTCATCATGCACGTTAGCGACAAACTCATAGTCTGCGTTGGGTGTCATGCCAAGCTCTTGCAGCCTATCGTCTAAGATGCACAGCGACTTCTTCATTATCACCGCACCAGCAGATTGGAAGAGTGCATTGAGAGCACTGTGAACACTGCGGATGTTGACGTACCTACCGTCTAAGCCTTTCAGTCTCCCTCTGTCTGTGGCTGCTTTCTTCACAGCCTTCTCCAACGAGGCAAGCGCAGGTAGGTTCTTCTTCAACGCGTTGCGGCTCTTGCGTCCGTTACCTAGTAGAGTCCCCGAAGGTTCTTTCCCGTGGTACGCAAGGTAGGCCTCACGATAGTGGACACCCGATAGGTCAACTCCACATCCGTAGAGGTACGAGTAGACCCACGTTTTGCCACACGCACGAGCCGCTGAATGAACTTTGCTGGAGTGGTCCCTAGCATCGTTAGTGATGCCGATGGCTTGAAGGTTGACCCAGTGGGCATCACCACTAACAACCTCTTGTGCATACCTTCCTTCGTCATAAGCTGCCAGATAGTGACCCATGACCCGCAGCTCGATTCCCGCAGCATCAGCACCAACAAGCTTCCATCCTTTCTGCACTGTATAAAGCTCGCGGAACTCCGCACCGTAGGGCGATCCAACTGCTGGAGTCTGTGCAACATTCGGACCGCTGTGTGTGCAGCGTCCTGTTCCCGCTCCGTTAGTTTGTACGCGCCCGTGTATTCGTCCATCATCTCTAATCTTCCTCAGTATTCCCTGTGACCCTGCAGCGAGCTGACCCAAGCGTTTCGATACGATTAGGTACTCTCTGATAGCGGGTACACAGGGATAGCTTAGTGTGCTGAGTATCTCGTCAGTGCAAGAGGGCAAGCCATCCGGTGTCATGACCTCTGGCTCCCAGCCGTACAGCACTTGTAGCCTGTTCGCTATCTGATCAGTGGATCCAGCGTTGAAGGTCTTACATGAGGTCTTGGTGTAGGGTGCTCCCTTTGTCTCGAACCTGACCTTGTTCTTAACCTTGGGACACCTGTAGCCTTTAGCCAGTTGTTCCTCATTGGTGCAAACGTATTCGTCTGTACCCTTGATGCAGGAATACGTTGGCTTGATGTTGCTTCTACCATCAGGCTCGTACCAGGTAGGGATCATCGCTTGTATTTCAGCTTCTAGGTCTGTCCTTCTTAGCAGCAGTGTTTGATGAAGCCTCGCTGCCTTAGCGACATCCACCTTAAAGCCGAAACGCTCCTGCCTGTCGATGATGGTTTTGAACTGATGCTCTAAGTCCAAGCAGGACTCACTACATCGTTTGGCTGCTAGAACTTTGTACAGCTCTACAGTTACGATCACATCTTGAACGCAGTAGTCATCCATGCGCTCTGTCCATCCAACAGTCTTCCAAGCTTGGCTCACCGTTAAACCTGGCTCGCACTCAGAGCGAGGGTCGTAGTCCTCCTTGTGATTGCCTAGCCTTAGTCCCCACGCCTTGAGACTGTGTGAACCGATGATGCCTCCCACTTTCTCTGGCACTACAGAAGTAGTCTTGCCATTCACCCAGTAGCCACGATTGCGAGCTGCAAAGTCATCACGCTTAAGCTCAGTGAATATCACTGCTGACATCACTATCGAATCAAGCCGCTTGGGTTTTTTGGTCAAATTCCAATCAGGGTAAAGCTTGTCTAAGACTAGATAGTCGAAGCCAATGCCATTGTGAGCCAGCAGTTCATCTGCGTTACTGAGAGTCTCCACTCCATCAGCAACAGTGCTTACAGCGTTGTAGTTATTGTTGTTGTAACGCTGCACACCTAGCTCTGGCCTATCCGTGTCGAAGAGGTGTAGACAGTGGATGGTGGTCACATCATCAAGCAAGCCATCTGTCTCCAAGTCAAATATAAGCATGACACCTCCTCGTTATTTAATAGGGTTCCTACGTTCACCGCTTGCTGTGTACTTGGACTGCAGGCCTAGTGCTCTTATTGTTCTATTGCGTATAGCGACGTTGCCATCATGCCAATCCCGCATCGTCTTCTGTTCCATATCGGGGTGCGCTGTGAGCCAACTGATGTAATCGCTCAACTCCGTCTGAATGATGTCGATCACCTCTTTCGCTATCGCTGAGTCGTCCTCCGCAGTGGTCTGCTGGTACTGCCTGTTGTGTTCTTCTGTGAGAGCTTGCTGGTGCGCTTTATCCTTTTTCATACAATTCCCCATTGTTCCATCCAATCGACACATGCTCTTGATAGGTAGCTAAATAGTGATTCTATCGACGTAATATTCAGTCCCACAAACTCTCATAGTATTTGCCGAACAAACGAAACCCATTGGTGATCCGTTCTTGATAGGAGGTAAGTCCTTCTGAATTATCCTTACCTAAGTAGAACTGATCTTCCCATCCGTTGTGTTTACTTTTAAATGAAAACAGCATCTCGGTTAGTACCCAGTCCCATGCTTCAAAATGAAACTCGTCCACTTCACCTTTGCTAGTGTCTGCTACAGTGCCAATCAAGCGTTCTGGCCGGTCATCGTCAGATACGACAGGCGCACCGTGGTGGGTGTCACGGAGTTGTTCTAGCATTGGCACAACGATGTGTGCCAGTGTAGCGTCCATAGACCACGTATCCCAGGGGTCAATACGGACACTGACCTTCGCATCATTAGTCCAGCCAAGTGCATATAACCAATTATGGTAAAATCTATGCTTAGGGTAGTTTCCTATTTTAACTTTCATATTCTTTTCTAGTTCCTCTAGGAGTTCTTTCAATTCACGGTGCTCTACATCAGTGCAGATGGCATAGTCCTTTGGCTTGCTCATACATCAGCGTATTAGCTCTGCCTGCCCAGTTCGCTAGGTCACGCTGTAGTCTGTACATTGTTTCTGTGTCGCCACCATCCATCGCCAAGGACTGCCCCTCGTCGAGCATGGCAGTCAGCGCAAGGTTTTCTCTTTCCAAGATGCCTATATACTTAGCTACAACCTCTTTCAATAGTTTCTGACTTGAAGTGTCACTCATGGTTTATACCCCCTCGTTCGCGCACTCCCTCGAAGTATGTGATTAGTGCGCCAACCATCTCCGCATTCTTAAGCTCAAGCTGGTCTACGCGCTCCCGTAGTTCCTTTATTTCCTCGACTAACCGATCCCGCCGCTCATTGCTCATAGACTTTCTCCTGTGTAAACACTCAAGACAATATCACTAATGTCAGGGACTGGGTTCTGCCCCTCTTCTCTTGCGAAATTGATTAAGTCAGAAATAGGTCGGTTAATAGAAAAGACCCGACTGCTATGCCGAGTTACAAAATCATCAGCTGATACCTGCCTGTATCCTGTAATTGTAGCCACGATTTTTAGCGGTTCCTCACTCATCATCATCCCCCATATGCTTTTCCCAAAGTGCTGGAGTCATGCCTGTCATAATGAACTCACGCTGATTGGCATCTAGGGTGGGGAATGCGTTCTGTATAAGCATCCCATCCTGCCACTGGGCATGTGCGACTTTGAAAGCTTCAGAGGTTAAATTGATTACCATCTCGGTGGCTTCCCCCGTAATGGCGAACCTTCCATGTAGTGTTATCATTGCTCCTCCTCATAACGCTCATGCCTATCGTTCTCTATTTCGTTGAGTCGCTGCTGTAGGCTTTCAACTTCACAAGCGGTCATCTTGGGTAGCTGATCTACCTCTTGAGCCTCCACGGTTGGTTGGTTCTCAAGGTAGACCCCTTCTATGTCCAGCCCACCCGCCCAGTCCACAAGAGGCTCTGCGGGTGATGTCCAATACTCAACGATTACGTCATGCTCCTCGCCGTCAATCTCAGCAAAGGTAGAACACTCTATTACGCCATACTTCACTCTGTGAGAGCCCATAGCTCCTCCTCCAATTAGAATGGGCAATCGTCTGATGATGACGGCCCACCGTTCAGTGTCTCTTCGTATCGCTCGATCTCATGTGGCATCAGTTCATACTGCCTCCCAGTGTTAGCGTCATAGCCCATCAGAACGGTGCAGCCAGTTGCCTGACCCGTGTAACGGTCTTTAACGATTCTCAGAGTGGTGACAGTTTTCACGAAGCCATCATCAGCCTGGGTGTTCCGCTCGAAGGCGATCATGTAGTGACCCCACTGGGCGATAGAGCGTGACCCTTTGAAATGTCTAGCCATCACCCTGCCTCCTTCTTCGTGAGGCTTACCGTCAGGTGTTGCTAGGTGACTGACCACATACAGATTGATCGACAGCTCTTGGCAGATAGAAGACATCTCTTCTGTCATCGCCTCGATAGCCTTACGCTCATCCTCAGCATGGGCTACCAGGGCAGTAATGTGGTCAATCCAGAAGTGCTTAACTCCCTGTGTGGTTAGCCACCGGATGTTGTCCTTTATGCTGTCCCAGTCCTTAGCACCGAAATGGTCATACAGGTCTGGGTCGTACAGTTCGCACAGGTCATCGACAGCAGCATCTAAGTCTTCAGCCGTGTAGTTGCCTGCATCCGGTGGCAGGTGAAACATCTTGCCTGCCAGCTTCCCAGCCATCCTCTTGCCCGTTTCTATGACGGGTTGTTCTAGCAGGAACACTGCACTCTTCTCACCGCACTTAACGTCCTCTACGAACTGCTGTAAGCACCAGTCTGTCTTACCCACACCAACACCAGCGCCGATGAAGTACAGCTCACCTGAGCGTCTACCGTAGGTCAGAGCGTTGAGCTGTGGCATACACCAAGGCAAGCCCCACTCCACTACCTTCTTCATCTCCTCCTTCAAGGATGAAAGCTTTACCAGCCCGTCTGGACTCCACGCCTGTGCAGAGAAGATGGCAGAGATAACCTCTCGGCTTCTCCCCGCCTTCAGCATCTCGTTGGCATCGTTCAGGGCTAGCGTTGCAATCTTGACGCGCTCATCAAATAGCTTGCTAACTTCCTTCGCTGCTTCTCGTCCTGGTTCATCCTGATCAAACATTAAGATGACTTCAGGGAACGAGTTGATGTAGTCACGGCTTCTGCCACACACATCGACAGCAGACTTTGTCCCATTAGGTAGGCTGACCACTGGATACTTGTTGTCTTGTATCTGACTGACACTCAACGCATCCATCTCGCCTTCCGTGATGATCAGCTTCCTGCTACTACCACTGGGCCAGACATCTTGGAAGACAAGGCCTGCCTGCCTCGTATCACCCACATAGCGGAAGTCTTTATTCGCCATCCGTACCTTGGCGGCAACAGCACTGCCATCTTGATTCGGGACGCGAACAATGTGAGCCTTCTTAGGTATCCAATCCTTTTCGTCACTGGACTTGACGAAGTATTCACCGACTGTGTAGCGCATCTTGCGACAGGTTTCCTCGGTGATGCCTCGCTTGGGAATCGCTTGATACTCACCGAGTTCAGGCAGCTTCATTGATTTGGTGCGTGGCGTAGCCTTAGTGGCATCGTAGTCAGAGCCTGCTCTCTCCCAGTGGCCGCAGCCGTGGGTGAAGCAGTGTGCTCCTCCGTCCACATACCTTGCTAAGTTGTCAGCAGAGCCGCACTGGTCGCAGGGTTCGTGATGAGAGAAGTCCGACACATTTACGCTCCTCGTCTGCGTAGGCTGTACACAGCGTACTGGGCTCTGATCCCATGTTGAAAAGTCTTAGTGATAGGCCACCCTTTGAGCTTTAAACGATGCACTACATTGGCTACTTGGCCTATACCGTACAGGCCAGCCGCTTCGATGTGAGTGATGTCACGACTCTTTAAATGAGTCAGGATGATGTCTGCTTGTGAGCCTTCTTTGGGCTTCTGCTTAGTCTTACGCATTGAGATAATCCTCGTGTTCTATGACGGGGTTAATGCCCCGAAACAGTTCTCTGTAGAATGTTGGTTGGGCCTTGGGATACAGTGAACCCATGTGCCTAACGATGGTTTGCAACGCGACCAGTTGATCCGTTGAGTAATACTTAGTGGGCTTACTCTCCTCATCCAGACCACCTTCCAAGACAATCACGATTGAAGTTCTACCGTATCGAGGTATGAAGTCTCCTCTCTGCTCACAGGCAACTGGGCGCAGCACCTCACCATCACCACAGATGTAGTAGTGACAGCCAAGGTCGAGGCCACCGGATGCTGACCGCTGTGCAATAAGATCAGCCAGCGCACCAGTGTCCTGCATCGTCATCGTGCTCATTATTATTATTCGAGTGACTTCATCCTCATTAAGATTGGCTCTTTTCATGTAGCCTCCTTTTTACGAGCAGCTCTCTCCGCTGCCGTTTTCCAAGCGTGGTCCGTGGTGCAAAGCACTTGTAGATTCTCAGGCTCACAGAAAAGCCTCTCAACGAAACCAGGCAGATCGCTGTAAGCCTTCAAACTCCCAGCAGGCACGATGTGGTCCACAGCTACATTCTTAGCCTCGAACCATCCCTTACACTCTGCACACTGATACTCGAAGGTGTGCTTACCTGCAGCGCCTCTAGGTTTAAGTCGTCTAGCGTTGGCGAGTGCAGCGTATTTCGATGGGTAGCGCATACTTGCGCCTCGAAGAGCGGAGCGGATGAAAGACCAGTATCGGGCTTCCGTCCACTTACCTGCCGCTCGCGTTCTCGCTACACGCTGTTTAGAAGTCTTCGTTGTCATCTGCAAGTTCCTGTTCTGCAGAGAGGTCACCCGCTTCTGGCAGCTCGTCTTCTTCAGACTCTTCGGGAGCTTCATAGCCGCCTTCGTGTGCGGTGAAGCTAGAGCCTGCTGGCGTATCTCGTGTCACCAGTTCCATTATTTGTGCTGCACAGAGTCGCATTGAAACTCCAGCGCGTCCTATCCCAGGGGCGCAGTACGGGTTAAGCTCTGCTTCCAAATTGACAAGGCTTCCTTCGTCGATCTTCCCCGCTTTCTTGCCCATCTGCGCTGCCTTTGCATCAAACAATGGAAGCTTGAATGTCCACTCCTGCCCTTCTTTCTTGCCGAATCGAAAGACACCCTTTGCTGGGCGTTTGAAGAAAACCATCAAACGACCAGTAGGCTCGTTATCCTCGTACTCATCAGATATTGGGCTGGACAAAATGATGGTAGGAATCTGTGACAATAGAGTAGCCTTCTTCTTACCTCCTGCTTCTTCCGCAGCATCTTTGAGAGCCTGTATGCCCTCATCAAAACCAGCCTGTGCTGCTGCGTTGACTTTCTCTATGAATGCACCGACACCTTCGTCTGCTGGGTCAAGGATCAAATGCGCTTTGTATTCCAGCTTATCGTTGTATAAATCTGGAACAGATAGTGCAGGGAAAGGGCCGAGCAGTCCTGTGGGACTTACTATCATTTCGTTCTTAACATACTTAGATTGAGCCATATTCTTCTTCCTCGTTTAGGTCTATTCGATACGCTTAGATAAGCGTATACACTTATATCTATGCAAAGAAATACAGGCTGTCTCGGACAGCTTCTATCTCTAAAGTAGATTGGTCGGGTGGTGGTTCTATCAGTGCAAAGGTATCCGCACTGACCTGTTGTCTGACTTGATGCCAGAGGTCATCCAGCATGTTGCCAGAGTACATCGCTATGAAGCACTCACGCAGTATTTCGTTCAGCATCCCTGTGTTACAAGCATGTGTGCCGAATGAGTCATGGATCATAGCGAAGTCTTTGATGCCATTGTCCACACAGTTGTTCACTGTGATCATTAGGTGGCAGGCATCTTGGCTGTGAACGAAGTTAGGAGCGATACTACTTATCTGCCGACCAGCGTGAAGGCTACTCCCTTGCGTTTCGATTGACATAACCTGACGCTTGCCGCCCCACGTTATCCTCACCTCCGTGGTTTCCATCGAGCGATAGTTCTGGAACACAGTGAAACCTATCGCTGTCTCCCAATGAATGGCAAGGCCTGCTTTACTGGTCACTCTGGCGACATGCTTCAGCCAGTTCATGGCAGTGTCGGCTGCTGCTAGTTCCTCTCCAATCGCCCGTTGAACTTTAGGAGCTAACCACACAGCAGCCTCGAAAGTCTGACACTCGAAGGGCTCTATGTCCCCTTTGTCTGTCAGCTTGTTTGTCCACTTGCTGATCTGTCCTACTACTCCTCGGCTCGTTACACCGTAGGGCTTAGTCATCACTGGCTGCTTCACAATGTCCCTTCTCAGTCGTGTTGACCAAGCAGTGGCTAGATCACCACAAGAGGAGGCTACCGCCTGTTTCACACTGTCCAGAACAACCGTGTAGACATCAGCAGGAGTGTCACCTGTCTGCACCACGTTCACCGCTCTGGCAGTAGGCTCATCCAAAAGCATCGCAGCGTAATGCTGCAGACCACTAGCAGAGCCGTCCATTGCAATAGGGAGGTGCGAAACAAAGCTATCACCTTGCTTCATGTATCCAGCCCACTCGAAGCACACGGCAAGGAAGCAGAAGGGCTTGTCAGCATCCTGCCACTGAGTGTTGACGAGTGGTTGTTCAGCACACTTAACGATCCAGTCGGACGCTAGCAGGGTCCACAGCTCTCTATCCGCTAGGCTCACCTTGTCGTTGCCATAGACGTTGGCAGCATGAATAGCTAACCAGCGAGCACCTGTCTCTCCTAGTGGCAATCCTCTTGCAAACTTGAGCAGCGATTTTCCTGCATCATTTCCTTGAGGGTTGACCGTCCCAAGGCCTGCCGCTGGGTAGATTCTGGAGCGAAAGTCTAGCGTGTGAGGAAAGTAGATAGCATCTTCGTCCTTGAAGCGTTCACCTACCTTGATCTGCTGCTGCTGTACGAGCCTCTTGCTGGCCCACTTGGTACGCTCATGGTAGACATGCTTGGCCCCCGCTGACCACTCTTCTAGCTGTACCAGGTTAGCAGGGCATAGCTTCCACGCTGTCCACTCTTCCTTTGGCATATCAGGCCAAGGCTTGATAGGCAGCTCCGGTTGCTGGCTAGCCGCTACACCCGCACCGCCACCACTCGTATTCATGTGGCTCAACACCTCCAGCACCTGCGTGTTGATCTTCCAAGGAGTCGCTTGTATAGCGTTCACACTGTCCATGACATCACTAAGGTCTGTTGCATCTAGCTTGGCAGCTTCAGAGGCTCGAACCTTCGCCAATGAGAGGTTATGCAACCGCTGATTGAGGTAGCCACCGTCACTCACTGAGGTCCACGGAACAGGAGGTACAACCATCGGATAGTGGAAGGGCATCAACAGGGAGTCCATAACATCTGCTTGCGCCAGCATTAGGTCGAGCGTCGCTGTGCCTCTGATGTACGCCTGTTTCTTCTTAGCCCCGCGCTGAACAACTCTCTCGAAGAGTCCTGTGGCATCACAGAAGCTCTGCACCAAGACAGCACCTGTACACACCAGGCTCTGAGCTGTCCACTTGAGTCCCTCGAACTCAGCGGATCGCATGGTGGCTCGTAGCACTGCTCGACTGTACTTATGGCTGGTAGTCTTGGCTATCTGCTTCTCCACCTTAGTGGCTAGCCCTATGTTGGCCTCCTTGAACTGTGCATACTCAGCCACCTCCATGACCTGTCGTGCCACACGGGTACACAGAGAGGTGTAATGCACCTTCTCCTGCAAGGCATGGTCTAGCATCACCCTGCCTGTGATGAACGCTAATTGATCACTCTGTAGTAGGAGCACATGCTGCAATGCTGCTGACTTACGAGTGATCTTCGACTGATCGTATACCCACTGATCTATGGCATCCGCAGTGAGTCTTACACAACCTCTGAGTGAGGCTCGGGCAGAGGAGGAGCCATCCACTAGCCCTCGACTCTCTACTCTCTTGACGCAGGCATCCTGCGCTACCGCTACTGCTTCCTCTTCTAGTTGAATCTCTCTCGCTAATAGCTTTGGGTGGCTATCTACCACCTCCTGATAAGTCAGGTCTGCTACTGTCATG